TTATGTCGTGCCTAGGGTGACGGTGCCCTTGAACTTGTATGCTGCGCCGAACTCCACCCGGCCGTCAACCGCCGATGTGTATGACACCTTCTCAATCAGTGCCGCCCCGGTAATGCTGCGGCCTCCGGTCGTCTTGGTTTTCAGCACCAGCGTTCCGACGCTGCCGAGAGCCGGAGGTGTCCCGATGGCGTCCAGCGTGCCGGATGCGCCTTGCAGGCCGAGGACATACTCGGCGTATCCACTGCTCGCCATGTTGGTCGCATCCAACAGTTCGTACTCAACGTCACAGGTCCACCGCGTCACCTCTGCAAGCCCGGACGGCCCCGTGATGGCCCCGGCCTTCCCCGATATTGCGATTGTCGCCATCGTCTTGTCTCCTTTGCTTCCGAGTTATGCCAGCCCGATCATGTAGGCGTACCGAACGTGAACAGCCCACCCGTTTCGGTCTGGCTCTTCGACCAGTGTATAGCCGCGTGACTCTGCCGTTATCATGCGATAGGTGCTCATCGTCAAGAGTTGATCGTCGTACAAGGCCGTGAGCAAGAGGCCGGCCGCGATTGCGTCTGACGGACTCGCATCGTCATCGAATACGCTCATCTCAACGTCATAGGTCTCGTACTTGACCGACCCCATCGCGTAGTCAAAGCCGCCATCGAGCACGGCTACCCTGACGAATGGGAACTGCACCGTAGGCGGAGCAACCCCCAGCCATATCCCGCCCGGAGTTGCTGCCCTGAGTGCTGCCCCTGCGGCCCCGTCGTATCGGGTCTTGATGGCCTGTAGCAGTTCCGTCATGCGGCAACTCCGGCGATTATTCGCCTGATCCTCTCGGCATTCCGCCGCACCGCAGGCAACAGGTATGGGCGCGGCAGCATGCGGGACGTTCCAAGCTCAAGGTATAGGGCATAGCTGTGCGGATCGCCGCGCAAGGTGCTTCCGATTCGCCGGGTGTACGCGCTGATACGCTCCCACCAAATGCTGCGCTTGAGCGTGCCTATCTGGATGCCGGGAGTCTCGCCCGGCTTTGACCGCGCATACCGACTCCCCGCACGCAGACGCTTGCGCCCGAATCCGGGTGGCCGCCCCCGCCCATACATCGACTTCTTGATGTCGGCCACAAGCATGATGGCGGCCCTGTCCAGGTTGGCGGACAGCTTGGCTTCCACCCGCTTGATGAATCGCTCTGGATGCCAGTTCACACTCATGCCGATACCCGATCAACCTTGATTTCCTGGTGATGATCCATTGTCGAGTTCTGCCGCACAATGACCGACCTGACCTCGTAGACCGCGCCGCCGATTTCCAGCGCATCCTTCTGCTGAATCGGCGTGTCGCAGTCGCAATAGACGGTGTGCGTGATCTGCACCCCCTCGCGCCCTGCGATTTCGCGTTCCTCCGCGGAGACGGGAGAAATGCGGCAGGCCACGTTGGTGTATGACGCCGCCCGGCTCGCCACTGCCCCGGCTATGGCGTCCTTGCTCCAGCCTACGGCCAGCACGGATAGGGTCGAATTGTACAGCCCCGACAGCATCATGCCTCCAGCCGTTTGTACGGTGCGAGTTCCGCATCGTGTTGTGCTACAGCATCGTCTATTTCGCCCCGCGTATAGGAATAGTCGCCGATGGACTCCGACTTCATTCCGCTGTCCTTGCCCGATTGCAGGAACAGGTCGGAGCATATCCGGTTCGCGGCCAGGATCAGGCCGTCTGGCAAATTGCCCTCAACCTCGTCGTCGCCATCGCCGGCGTCCTGCGGCAGCGTATAGCCCGCCGTCCACCAGGCGAACACGTTTTGCTGGCCGCACGGAAAAACGTACGTCTCTTCGGCCTCGATGGCCCGTTCCATTTCCTGCGATAGCCGCACGCTCACGGGTTGGAAGGCCACTTCAATGTCGGCCCGGTTCGGTGATAGCGCATCGCAGTTGACGGGCTTGACCGTGACGGTCGGATAGGTCGAGTAGTCCGAGATACCGCTGCCCGTATAGGCCACGCCAACCCACCCGGTCGGAGCGGCGGCCATGAGAAGCGCGACCGTGGGATAGCTGGCCCAGGTTAGGCTTGAGGTTGACTCTACGCCCGCCGTGCTAACGGACCACAGGGTCGCCCCGGACTCGTCCGTCCGAACGGTTGCTAGGCGGGCCGTGGACTGGTAGAAGTAGCCGGCCACAACGGATTCAACGGCGACCATGCGAAGGGCCGTCACGGGCCATTGTGGGAGCAGCAGAAACCGCTCTCCGTTGCCGTCAAGCCATCGGCGGTAGGTTGCAGTCCCGAAGACCCGGCTACAATGCGACTCAATCCGAGCCGAGGCTTGAGTAATCAGCGTCTCCAGCCGCGCATCGTAGCCCGTGGTCGTCAACCCCATGTGCTGTTTCAGCCGCGAAAGAGTTGTCAGCGCCATTGTCGCCTCCACTCCCTGCGCGGGTCATCGCACATACAGGATGATCGTTCCGCTGGCCGACGCCCCGCAGTTCGTCACCGTGGTCAGTAGCCTGTCGTTGACAATGTAGGGCAGCGAGTTGGTGGACGGATAGATTTCGGTGACTGACCCGGTCGCAATCGCCGTCCCCTTCCCCTGGAGCACGTCCTTCCCGCAATCATCCAGCATTGTCACCGAGTACGTTGCCCCGGTGCAGTTCGCGTTTATCGGCACGACGACCCGCGCAATCTGCCCCCGGACGTAATCCGTTTTCCCCGTAGCCGATGAATGCAGGTTGGTCGGCGTTGACCACGTGACGTGCATCTTCTCGACGTAGGCCAATCCCTGCCGGTTGGTGTCGGACACACCGGCGACGGCTGCTTGCGCCAGCAACGCCGCGCCAAGAATCCAGCCGATGAATCGTCTCATGGCTCTGCCTCTTGTTGTTGCGACAATCACTTACGGCGCGATGGACAAACAGGTAAAGTTCGTGCCGCCCAAACCAACGACGGTGATAGTGTAAACCTGGTACTGGAGCGTCGTTGAACCGCTAACCCCCGGCAAAATGACTGTGCCCCGTGCCGTTACGTTGCTGCCGTAGATCGCGCTGTTCTTGTTGCTGACGACCAGCCCCAGAACCGTCACATCACTCGGCAACGAACCCGCGCCAATGTCATCGGCTTCCAACGAATCCGACGGCACCGTGATGCTGGTCGTGACGACCACGTTGGAGGCATAGACCTTCAGCGTCGAATTGCTGACCAGCGTGGGCGAAGACGATCCGCCTCCTAACGACGTAAGGGTTCCGATGACCGTGACGCTGCCGTTTGTCCCGAACGTCATGTTGGTGACACCCGTAGCGGCGTCCCAGATAATCAGCGTGCCTTGCCCGCTCGGCCCGGTCATCTTCATCTGCGTCCCAGCCATCAGTCCCGCGCCCAGCAACAGCGCAACGCACCCGATTGTAAGCGCCTTCTTCATTCGTCTGTCCTCCCTGGTGTTGGCCGGATGGAACTTGAATCCACCCGGCGCAATACCCTAGTTTTCTGCTCAGTCCGAAGTCGGCGTCACGAACCCGGCCTCACCCGCGTACCGAGGCTGGCTCAGCACATAGGTGGCGTCCACGATGAACGAATACGCTCCGGGAGTCGCCAGCACCACGCGCAGGCAGTCATACCCGTTCGCCACGTCCATCGTCGAGGCGTCCACCTCGATCACAAAGACGCTGGAATCGTCCGTTCCCGCAATCGTGAACGTGTTGCTAGTGGCTGTCGTTTGCGTGCCTTCCTTCCAGTAGTCGTTGAAGCCCAGCGCCTTGCTGGTGCCGAACGCAATCGCGGTCCCCTGCTCCATCGTGACCGCGCTCGATCCGCTGTTGTGGAGAACGCCGGTCTTGATGATGACCGAACAGTGGCCGTACCCCTTCATGCTTATCACGGCCCCGTTGGCTCCGGCACCGTTGATGTCCACCGGATCAATGGCGCTCTCGACTCTCAAACCCTGACTCAAAGGCGTTGACATGCTATCTCTCCTCCTTCGTTGCGTTGCTGCTTATGTCCGAGCGTCAAGCGTCACGAACGGACTGGTTGTGTTGGAACCCTGGGCGGGCGTCAGCGCCGCCTTCCACAACGGCTGGCCGTTGTTGCGGACGGTGAACCGGAACACCTGCTCGCCCTCCAAGAACTTCACATGGATGGACGATGCCGATTCGACTCCACCCTTCTCGATGATGATGTACTGGCTGAGGTCGGCGAAGATGATGTCGCCCTTCGTCCCCAGCGTCGCGCACTGCTCGATCACGTTGATGGGCCGGTTGAACAGCGTCCCGTAAGGACTCGTGCTCAGTCCGCCGGGCGGCATGAACACGGCCACCCCGCCGGTCGCTCCGATGACGTGGCAGAACTTGAACATCTGCGGCCACACGTCCTGGTTGATGTACCACTCGGCGCGAGGCACGCTCGGCGCGTACATGCGGGTGAACATCTTTTCGACATTCTCCGCAACCAGGGTCGTCGCGGTCTGGTTGGATTCGGCTCCGACGCTGACCAGGCAGCCGGCGTTGAGGATTCCGAGCATCTCCCCGGCTCCACCGCCGCGGATGATCTCGTCGTCCATCTTGAAGCCGAACTCTTCGCCGAACCACGCCGTGACCATCGCGGCCAGGGCGGTCGAGTCGGTCAAGAGTTCATCGGTCGCGTAGAATGCGCCAGCGAGCTTCTCCAGCGTCATTTCGCGGGCCGCGATCTTCGGCTTCGTCGCCGTCGCCGCCGTGGCTTCGTGGGTGCGATAGACCGAAATCCCGCCGCGTCGGTAACCCGCCGCACGGGAGGTCTCATCCACCGCGTTCCACTTCAGGCCGTTGGAGTTCGCCCCAATCGGGACACGCCGACACTTGCTCGCCAGCTTGCCTGTCTGGTGCGCCAACTGGAACAACTCGGCCGAGAACTCCGGCTGGACGAGGAAGCCGCCGTCGGCGTCCACCATCTCGCCCAATCCGCTCGGAGACGTGATCTTGAGCCGCTGACCAAGCGCCTCTTGCCGCTTGTCCATGCTCTTCCCGACGGCGAAATCGCGGGCGGCGATCAACTGTTCGCCCAGCGACTTGTACTTCAACTCCTGGGTCTCGTTCTTGACTTGGATCGAAAGGAGGCGATGGTCCTTGAGCGACTCCGAGAGCGCCTTGCGGACGGCAGTGTCCACGACGGCCGGGTCAAAGGCGGGAGGCGGGGCGTCCTTGTACTCCTCGGCGAACTGCCCATCGGTCAATTCCTTGGCCGTCTTCTCGTCAACCTCCAGCACGGTGCCCGCTTCGTGGGTCTGCCACTTCTTGAGCAGTCTGTACTTCTTCATGGTTCTCCCTTGTGGCGTTGCTCGTACATGCGAACTCGTGTTGCGGTCGTCTTAGCCGCCCGGCCCCCGTCTGCGGCCACTCAGCATTCGTCCCTTTCGGGTGCGTCCGCTGTCTGGCGTGACGCGGCACCATCCGGCTCGGATGGATCGCTTCTCAACTGTCTCCCGTGCGAGATAGAACACGAAATCGGTTTATGTCAACACAAATATTCAACTTTTTTTCGGGGCATCAAACCCGCCCCAAACGCCAGCGCAATTCATCGCGCACGGCGGCCGCTATGGTGTCGTCGGGACATACCCGCACGATCCGGGCCGGGACGATCCCAGCGACTACGCGCACGACGCGCTCCGGCTCCTGCTCGCGCTTGCCCGATGCCGGCTCAAACAGAATCGGCTTATGGTCATGCTCCTTGAGCCATGCGCGGGCCTCTGCCACGGTGAACTTGGAGGCATCGAAGCGAATGGCCTGCAACTCCACCTTGCGCGGCGGTCCCTTGATGATGCCCCATATGGCGTGAATGCCGCTTCCGAACTTGTCGTTCTCGCGCCGGAACTCATCGTACTTGTCGGGGCTGACCAGACGGGCCGCGTGCTCCGAGGGATA